TTACTGAGCTTGATTATTACGCTCCTCAGAACACTAAACAAATGGCTGCTTTCAGTACATCCGCAGGCTGTAACTTATATCAAATTCCTCCTTACATTCTAAGGAACTTAACTTATGTCACCTTCAAGAAAACACTACTGAGCATCCAATCTCAGTCAGGAACCTTGGAGTTCGATTTCTTTATTAAATATTTTCAGGACAACTTCCTTTTTGATAACTTTACCATAGGAGATTACTACCTCTTGCAATCAACTTTGGAGACAACTCGCAGAATCCTTAGCCAAGATGGTGGATGGGATGTTCTAGACGGGCAGTTCTTACAGTTGTACCCTACTCCAGCGGTAGGTGATGTAGCTATCCTAGAATTCAGAGGTCTTAACCCTAAGACTATGACACCTAAGATGATCAATTGGGTTCAGAAGTATACTACAGCCTGTGCCAAAGAGTTACTAGGTCAGGTTAGAGGTAAGTTCACTGTTGTTCCTGGTCCAGGAGGAGGAACCCAATTAAACGGTCCTGCATTACAACAACAAGCTATGCAGGAGAAGCAAGCTCTAAAGCAAGAGCTAATGAATGAGGTTAGCGAACCTCCAATGTTTACTACAGGCTGATGGCAAAGAGATTTAAAGTAAAGAGACAGATGGATAGCCTTCCTAAACTAGAGGGAGGCACTCCTTTATCGTTCTATGATCCTAACAATCCTGATGTAAATCTTTTCAATCTTATAGATGACGAGCTTATCAGGATATCAGGATCCCCTATGCATTACTTTAAGTCTTATTCAAACACAGAGTACGACGAGGTTTATCTTGAGGCTGCTAACAAGACAGTTGCCTCCGAACCTATAAGAGTTTACGGACACTATGAACCTAGCGTTGTGCAGGAAGTGCTCAGTAACTTCGGTATTGAGCTTACCAATGACCAGATGTTTGTGTTCAACAAGTCCTACATTGAATCTTCTCTACATAGAACACCACAGATAGGAGATCATATCAAGCCAGAATTCCAAAACCAGAAGTACGAGATTACTGAGGTGCAGGAAGACAGCTTTGAGATGTATGGCATTTACCACATAATATGCACGGCCAAACTTCTCCGCGAGGATGAGGATACTATGAATCAGGAAATAACTGATGTGGTCGATGATGTAGGAGGTTATATAGATCTTGAGTGAAACAACTTACAACGGAAGTATTGAGGCTTATCTAAATGAAAGACAAGGTAATTTCTCTGATAATCCTAAAGGCAGGACTTCTAGAGAGCTATACCACATGCTCATAGATAAGATAGAGGAGACTTCTCATATTAGAAATGATGCCTACAAGGAAGTTCTCAGAGGACTTCTCTCCAATATAAAACTTTACTATGTGGACTCTCAATCTAAGGCCATTGATGTAAAGTTACACCACGGTAGGCAAGAGAGAACTGTAGCTAAGATGTTTCAGGAGAACAACCTCGTTCTACCATACGCATCAATATACCAATTCAGTGTTGACAATGATGATTCCAAGCGTCGATACGACTCAATGATTATGTCCAAGTCCTACTGGGACGATAGCAAGCAGAGAGCTATTCGAGTCATATCCTTAGCGGATGTCCCTGTCAAGGCAACATATGCTCTAAATGTATGGACCAAGTATATCTCAGACATGGATCAGATCGCTAGTCTGATTCGTTCCAAATTCAATCCAGAGGTTAGAATCAAGACACCTTTCTCTGATTCAATCAAGTCATATTTATCCCAGGAAACTGACAACTCAGTCGTGGAGGTCGGTGATAGGGAGGATAGAATTATCAGGAAAACTTTCCTCATATCTACTGAATTTTATATCCCTAGCCCCAATTTCCAGGTGACCAGCACAGGTAAGATAGAGGAGATCAACCTGGAAGCCTTCTTTAGCTGATAATTTTATCCAAAAATAGGTTTACAATCCCTATCTATATTAGAGGATCAAGCATGAAAGTGATCAAAAATCAAAGTCTACAAAGCTTCCAGGTGTTCTTTACCACTCCTAAAGGTACGGAGTCTTTTAGAATGCTTCCTAAGAAAAGCATTGTAGTCCCAGAATCCTACATCACAGAACAAGTATTAACAATGGCTAAAAGAAAGCTATTGAAAATTACTAACGCCTGAGGTATAAGCCATGACTAATTTTGTAAGCCCCGGAGTTTATGTCATTGAGAAAGACCTTTCTCAATACCCCACTAGTATTAACCCTTCAGTTGTCGGTATCGTTGGATTTGCCAACAAAGGTCCCGAAAACAAAGCAACTCTAATCACAAGCCAAGAGCAACTTATTAAGACTTTCGGTAAGCCTTCAGAAAGCATCGAAGGTCAAGGTCTTGAAGGAGCTTTAGAGATTCTTGAAGCAACCAACCAAGTTTACTTTGTACGAAGCACCGTTGACAGTGGCACCGTAGATGCTAGTGCTAAGATTCCTATTGGTTCTTGCCCTGCCATATGTATAAACCCATCAGCAGCAGATTGGGGAGTTACCAGTGGTATTAAACTAGTTGTACATGTAAGTTCTAACGCAGGAGTTGAGCAGTTTACAACTCCAAAAGAATTTACCATCCCCTCTGGGACTGCTACCACTTCTAGCGTGGCTTTAGTTAGCAAAGTAGGCGGCGGTGCTCAAACTAGTAAAGTTAGTATTCAAAACATAGAAGGCTCCTCCTTCCTTGTTGGTGCTTTCGCTGGTGCAGGTGCTGCTCTTTCAGCAGCAGCATTCTCTGGAACAGATTTAGATCAACCTGCTGAATGTTTACAAGCCCTAGACGATGATGGAACAATACTTGGAGGCAAGGGAGCCTCAACCAGCTTGAAAGTTATAGGAACCACTGTTAATACTAGTAAGGTTAGTTACCTAGTTCAGTCGTTACACTCAGGTAGTGAGTATAACTACGCCTTGAATGATAAAGGTGATGTTATAGGAAACACTATCGAAATTCAAAGTCTTGGTGGTAAGGATAATATCCTCCAAGTTAACAGCGACGGTGCTGCGGCAGAGAGCTACTCCGTATCTCTTGAAGGTTCTGGAAACTTCATTGAGAAGGTAATTAATACTGGAGAGGTTGACAATGTGGTTTCTGAGTACATCAAAGCAAACATTGTTTCTGGAGTAAGCGATGTTGATGTTGATGGACTTACTGATTTTGGAAATAAGCTTAAGGACCTAGGGCTTGTCGGTGAGATTAACGACTCTACCTATAACCCAAGATTCGTCAAGTTTGTTGAAGGAACCTACAACATGGAAGGTGGAGAATCTGGTGCATCAGGAACTTCTTCTCAGATCAAAGCTGCTGCTAAGGGAGACCCTGCTGAAAAAACTGGTGTGTACGCTCTAGACTACGACATTCTTAACATTGGCCTAGCCTGTGTTCCTGATATTAACGATCAGGATGTTCAGAACGCTCTAATCAGCTTGGCCGAAAGTTCTCAGAACTTCCTTGCAGTTGTTGCACCTCCTTATGGTCTAGCAAGTGTTCAAGATGCAATCGATTGGAGTAACGGTCAATCGGTTTCTAGAACTTCTGCTATCAACAATAGCTACGCAGCGATCTACTGGCCTTGGGTCAAGACCTTTGACCAGTTCGATCAGAAGGATAAGTGGTTTGATCCTGCCATCTTCGGCATTCGCCAAATGTGCTTCACAGATTCTACTTCTGAGTCTTGGTTCGCTCCTGCTGGCTTTGTAAGAGGTAGACTCACCAAGCCAGTCGATGTTGAAATCAATGTCGGACAAGGCGATAGAGATGCCATGTACTCAGGAGGCAATGTGATCAACCCAATTGTTAACTTTGTCCAACAAGGTATCACAATCTTCGGCCAGAGAACTGCTCAAAGAGATCCTTCTGCACTCGACAGAATTAATGTTCGCAGACTAATGATTATCATCAGAAAGATTCTTCTTAACTCCACAAGGCAGTTCGTCTTCGAGCCTAATGATCCAACCACCTGGGAGAATATTACTGGCCTAGTCGAATCTCAGCTTGACGAGATTGCAAGAAGAAGAGGTATCACAGAGTTCAAAGTAATCTGTGACGAAACAACTAACACTCCTGTAAGAATAGACAAAGGAGAGCTTTGGTGTAAGGTACTACTAAAGCCAACCAAAAGTGCAGAGATTATCGTCTTTGAGCTTAACCTAACTAACCAATCAGCATCACTCTGATAAGGTAAAAAACGATGCCTATCCAATCTTATTTCGCAGCAAACGATAATAACAAGAGGGACTTAACTGGCAAGTCTCTCAACGAAAAGCCTATTATCTCACAAGCTCTTGATTCTGTCAGAAGCTACCAGTGGGAGATTCACTTCGAGCTTCCTGCTCAGTTCACTCAAGGTAAGAACAACAAGAACCTTACTCTTGCAGCAAAGCAGGTTCGTGGTCTAGGCTTTTCCGTTGAGGACATTGAGGTTAACAGAGTAAACGACAAAGTTTACTACCCTGGTAGACCTTCTTACGAGG